GGTCATCACATACACAACATACCCCTTATACAACGCTTTATTGTCGTAAAGTTCTTGGGCCATGGCGTCGATGCCAGAAACAGATGAACTAATCTCTTGGATTCTGGGGAATCCCATAAATCCTCTCAAGTAATTATCTCCCCCAGAAGAGGTGAGATTTAGGTGACCAGTTCCTATAATCAGTGACCCGGTTAGGCTTACTTGCGCTCCATCATACGTCAAATTAGCTGACGCGCCGAAATCGCCTCCATCGTTATATTGTAATTGGGTAGTGGCGCCGGCGGGGGAGGTTGTTACCCCCGTAAGATTTGATCCATCACCATAAAAAAAGGAACCGCTTACTATAGAACCCGTAATGTTAGACCCCGTGATATCAGATGCATGCAAAGTCCCTGTTAGTGCCAATAGTTGGGTGCCATAATCATACGTCAAATTAGAAGATCCTGAAATGGTGCCCACGCTGTTGAATTGAATGCTGGTGTCTATTCCTCCCGGAAGGCCCCCGACACCGGTCAAGCCACTGCCGTCGCCATAGAGACTTGAGGCGCTTATGATCGATCCCGTTATTGTAGACCCAGAAATTGTCTGTGTAACATACAAGGATCCAGTAATGCCAGCATTGCCATCAAGTTGGCCGTCCCAGGGCGCCGATGATCCTGGAATCCACTGATTTCCATCAAACTTTAGAATCTGATTGGATGTCGGAGAATCAACGCTAGAGCTTACGTCCGCCATGGCAGACAGTCCTGACGTTTCGAACACCACATTACCGGACACTTGAACAAGAGAACTCCCCGATCCTATTATTGCCGTCCCATCTTCGAGGAATTCATGAATCGACGCATCGCTTCCCGAAAATACCGCTATCCCTCTTACATCCACCATCTCTACTTATCCCTCTTGAAAAACGGACTTGGATACCAAGTGCTATCTTCATTGAAATACCATTTGTTAGAAATCACGAACTTACCCACAGGGGAAGCGCCTCGGTCGGTCAAATAAAACTGGTATCCTACATACTTATCAGGGTCACTTACAAATTCCTGTAGTGTCTTATAATCTAGGGAATTAGGATCCGCACCAGAAAGTTTTGGTACACAAATCTTGCAGTCGTCCGGAATGTTCAGGGTAAAAACACACACATTCTTTACTGGGCCCTGATCTAATTTATACTTGGCAATAGAAACTTCGGGAAGAGCTGCCTCTTCAAACACCCCGTCTCGGGCCCTTATGCACGTAGCGGCAATCTCCATCTTGTGATCTATTTGTCCGAATAATTGCTGCGGCTCGTTTAGAGAAACTATTTCATAAAACAATTTTCCATACAATATAAAATCTCCCTCCTGAACTTTCAGATCCTGATCCTCCGTTAGCCGGCGCTTATGGAAGTGAATAGTTATTTTAGAGCGTCGATCTATGCCATAGTTGGTCGTGGTGGTTTCTTGCCCTTCCCAGTTTACGAGAGCGTTTATTTTGATAGGAGACAAAAAGCTCTTATGAATCGCTTCCCCGTACAGAGGGTGATAGCGTGTATGTTCTAAGCTGATAGGGTAATACAAAAGAGTCTGCCCTATTACGCGTTCAATCAACTCATCGTTGATCTGCTTTACAAAGTCTCTTTCTTTTGCGCCTGCAAATAGTGGAGGAGGTGGATTTTTTGGTTGGGTCCAAGCAACATTTTCAGCCATTTACTGTCGCCCCCTATCCTGGATAAATTGCTAGCGGTATTTTAGACAACAAAGTTTCAGTATTGGTTGCGATAGTTGAATCGCGCTCAGAGAGCTTAGTATATGTTAGCTCATCCAAAACTGTTTTCAATTCTTCCCTCAGGGCGCTTTGTTCATCCTTGGCAGCCGTCAATAATGCTGGTCCGTCCAGCGTCACTGACTCTCCTGGAATGGGAATAGTGGCAAATTTGCTTCGTACTATACCCAACATTTCTTTACAGACTGCTAAGGAAAACCTTCGAATCCACTGCTTTCCAATAGAATTAATGTTATTGTATGGGATATTAGCAAACGGCGCAGTGTTCATATTGTTGATACCTTCTGCCCCGGTATCTCTTCCCGGCTTGTCAATCAGAGGATCTTCTTCGGTTATAAACTCAAACCACAGTTTCTCCATATCGACGCCAGAGGGCGTCGGGAAAAGTCTCAAATTATTATCTCTTATATCATAAGAATAATGTGAAATTCTAGTATACAGGGCGTCCTCATATGCCATAGCCTGAAGTTTGTTTTGCCAAACCGGAACAACCTGCCATGTACTATCATCTGCGTACTGCCCATATGTAGATAAATTCCCAACAGCGTTGATGCCCCCATAATATCCATAAAATCTCCACATCACACGCGGAGATTTATACCAAACTTTTGTTATGGTTATCTTTCTATTTTTATCTATATTGGCGAAAGGCACACTTCCAGATACTGAAGATGCAGCACTTGAAGAAACTGCTGCTTGCAAATCATAATATTGTTGATTCTTCACCACATCTAGGGAAGCGGTATAAAACTGAGTATCGCCCCCAACACCTGCCCTTTCCGATAGTCCCATGGCGGCGCGCCGTCCATATGAAAAATTGAATTTCGGATAGCGCAACTCAGCGCCTGTGCCGCTCAAGGCTGTCTTCAGAGATCCGGCTTTCATCTCCCCGTCACTATCAAAGCTGCCAGTAGGATTCCCCAACATATCAGAAAGAGAATTTTTTGACTGATGTACATTGACGATATAGGAGTATTCTAAAACCGATTCTTCGTAGGCGGCGTACACCTGCTTGGCGGTGATTTCTACATCTAAGACATCGCCACCTAATTTGCGATAGACATAAGAAACTTGATCCACGGCGCCAGATACAAAATCCGCACCAGTATATACTCCAAAGGGCAACGATCCAGTTACATCAGATCTTGTGCCAGTTAGCGGCAGCGCCACTAAGCTTGAATTGGAACTAGGCGATAAAGTAGGAACTGCCACATCGTTTCCTCCATAGAATATAGTAGTACACAGTAATTAGTTTTTCAAAAAAAGAAAGAGCCTCCATATACAATATGAAGACTCTTTTCTTTTTGGATAGTCTATGAACTTGAGGAATTACCCGAGCAAGTCTTCAACAATAACCAATCCATATAAATCGGGACGCACCATCTTCTTGGCATATCGCGTCATGACACCCTTTCGGGGCACGAAGTCTTCAATACCAAAGATAGTGGGAGTCACCTGGAGCGGCACATATGGAGCATACACGTATCCACTTTCGAGGAACGAGCTACCCTTACGGCCGACTAAGATAACATTTCGTGGAAAATAAGGGTCAACATATACGTCCCATTTCTTAGAAATATTACCGACGTTAACTGCGCCGGCAGTGCCCTTATCATCATCGTGAGTTACGCGGGCCTTGAATCCCGTAGTAAACTCAAGGATGTTAGATACTTCAGGGCCACAAACTAGAAAGTTTGCTCCGCCGCGAAGCGTCTTACGATGAATCTGAGCGGACACATCATTAATGGTTTCGAGAAGAGTCTCATACCACTCTGACACGTTACCAGTAAAGTCTGCCCCAAGCAACGACTCGTTAGCACTTGTGCTAATTGGTGCACCAGTGTCGCGAGTCAGGAACCGACCAGGGCGACGGCTCCAGTAATACTTACCAGCAGTAGCCCCTTTTACCAAGTCTTCTAAAATTTCTTGGTCAATTTCAAGAGCAATCTGTTCTGACAGGATACTCGTCAATTCAACTTCCGCATCAAGGTTGTGATAAGCATTCAAGTCTTGTCCCAATTCGGGAGTCCACTTGGCTTTCAACTTCTTGGTGTTTGCCGTCACAGCAACACTGTCCACCTTGATGTCAATTTCGGGAATATTCGGATTATTTTCCAATCCCCATCGATCAACACCCTCGACAGAACCAATTGCTCCGCCAGCACGGAAGTTATCAACTTCCACCCAGGACGTATCAACAGAAGTAGTTAAGGCCGTCATCAGAGTGATGGGCGTTTCACTAGGTGTGGTCGAAACCAGAACCAGATTCACAACCGTGTCAGACGTTCCACTCAATTGAGACAAACGACGAGCCTGCCGACCTTCTG